AACTTACCATGGCCAGCATGAGGAGGATTAAACCTGCCAAAAGTAATTGCAACGTGGGGGTCAGCATCATTTTTTTTGTTTGTACTAGAAGATTGACCCTTCGCGGATGGTGAGGGTTTCTTTGTTTTAGTCTCTTTTGCTTCTTTAATGAAATCTAGGAAACGCATTTAGCCCCAATCTTTTGCTACGGTGAAGTTGGCACGACTGAATTCAAGTCTGTCAACGAGTTTAAGAGCGGTGCCATCTTTGATAGCAACAAATCCTTCTGGACTTGTTACACGATAACCCGACTCGTCTTCGAGGAAGGTGCCAACACCTTCGATCTTTTTCAATTTATTTATAATCATATTCTTTGCGTCCATTAGGTTTCTAAACCCACTGAGTGCAGAAAACATGATAGTCTTGTTACTATTTAGAAAAGAAACAGAGTCCGATCTACGTTTTTCCCATTGATCCTGTGTTTTCTGAGTCTTTTTCTTGATGATTTCCTTCTTATACCTGTCATCAAGGAATTTTATATACCCTAGTGCCATCTTAGATGAGGTGTTAGGTATCTTGCCTTCACGGATAACTTGGTTGAAGTAAATCTTAAACATAGAAGCAGGAGAGAAAGAAGATTTGTCTTTGGTAATGACATCTAGAAACTTACTGCCTGATCTTAGGTTGCTCTTTGCCTGTCTAATAGTATTATTGATAGCATTCTTCTCACTGATGCTTAGATTGGCAACACCGTTTACGTTAGTAAATTCTGAGGAGAATACTGCAATGTCTTTGACACCCTGTAGACCTTTTACATCTGCACCAAATGTTGCAGACAAAGTATCCATGCTACCACCAACGTAGCGAGTGTGAAAGACAATGCCTAGAGTAGACTTTGCTACCTTGGCACCCATGTCGCTCTTCTGATCTACGACATAAGTGATTGTATTGGGTTTAAATCTATAACCTCGTTTGCCACCAACGGTAACAAGAGGAGGGGTAGAAGTATAGAGGAGATCCCCTTGGAGAATACCGTCAATGGGTAGTTTCTTAAGTTGCTTGTAGCATTGCTTGAGGATACCATTGATAGCACCTTCGTAGTGGAAGTCGATGAAGTCTTCATTGTATCCTATTTTGGGTGTCGTCTTATTAAAGACTGACTTTGTGCCAACAAAGAATTCTCCTGTCTGTGGATCTTTACCACACACAACAGCAGGAGCACCATCCCATTTCACAGTGACCTTCGTGTTGCCTCCACCCATTCCTGAGGTAAGCATGTCACGAAGAGACTCTAGAAAGGCAATGCTATTCTTAACACCAGTTGACCCAGTGTTAAAAATGTCATCTTCTAAATGCTCGAGGTGAGTATTCTTTGCCATACTTCTATAATACTATACTTTGATATGTAATGGGGGAGTAGTGTGCCACTTCTTTATGTGGATAAGAAGGCAGTGTCACCGTCCATATCATATGTGCTAGGACGAATGTTATTTATCTTAAGTGCCATCAAGAAAGACCAACGTGCACTAGATTTAGAGTTAGTCTTAAGACGAATCCTGATGTTACTACTGGTTACTGAGTCAGAGAAACGTGGGCATCCATACCCTTCTGGATCTCTACCCATATAATATAGTCCTTTTCCTTTTATCTGTATGTAAAAGGTGCTCTTAGAGTTGTAATAAGTTTCTACTTCTCTTGCTGCTGCACGACCCTCTGCCAAATACTTATCTGGAAATCTTTTAAGATCTAATTCAAGACCCTTCTTTCTCTGTGTAAGGGTTGCGTCTTTCTTTAACGTAAACTTAGCAGGTGTATTCTTACTAGGTTTCCAATGATCGTTTGCTTCCTTTATAATATTAAAATTTTCAGCGATACCTATCATAGTAAGTGCTGCTTCTTTCTGAGCACTTGACTTACTCTTATCAATAGTAAACTTCATGGCAGAAGTATCAAAGTCAAAATTCATCTGAGCAAAGTCAGCAGATAACTTTTCCTTCAATTCAAACTTAATTATATTAGTATCTTTTTTTAATTCTAAGTCTGCCTTTGCATTGTCTGCACCTGCAGGATCAGACACATCAAAACCTTTATCACGCAGTGATCTAATTAAATCGAATTCATACTGGAAGCCAGCATTCATCGTCAGCGGTCTAGCCGAGTTGCCCTCTCCGTCCAGTAGAGGCTCGTTGTCTTTCTTGCGTGCCATAACTATATTTATCGCACTCAGATCTATTATTCCAGTGGCGAATTACCCCGCTGACAATAAAACAATTAGTGACGAGATAACTAACAAAGATAATAGATCGTACAATGACCACATAATTATCATAGTCTTTCGTTTTTTCATCAGCAAAACTACCGAGTGCATACTTCCATATCTTCCAAATCATTTTTGGGGAAAATAATTAAAGTTAATTACACATCTATCCTGAGTGGATGATGTGCCAAAGTGTATAGTGGAGGATGGGAATATAACTGCTCTACCTTTAACAGACTCTACTTTTTGATCTCCCACCATTGTATAACCATCGTTACTATTTACATAGTAAATTGCAGTCATTGCATTGGGGAATGTATGATCTAAGTGTGTCTTTGATGACGAGGGGAAGTCTGTTTTTAGTTGCAAGTTTGCTTTAATTTTAATTAGTGCACACGCATCTAATTCTACTAGCAGTGGCATCATAGCACGGTCTTGTACATACTCAGACTGTGGGAATCCATTGTTGTAAAACATGTGCACCATCTGTGATCGTGAGTCAGGATCACTTGACACTATTCTACGACAGTATGACCACGGAAATTCGTTACCCAACAAGAGATTATGAATTTCGTCTTGTTGATAATCGTCTATAAAATTATCAATGACCTTCATTTAGATATCGCCTGGTTTTCTATTCTCTGAATAGTATTCATCAAACTTCATCTTAGGATAGCGTGCTGCTAGTTTAAGTGTGTTGATATAGATTACTTCATCCATACGGATGTCTAGTGCAGCACATGCATTCTGTGCATACCACAATACATCACCCAACTCTTTAATAAGATGATCCTTTGTATCTTCATTCCAAGGTTTGCCTTGGTATTTTAATTTCTTTACGATCTCCATAAACTCACCACCTTCTGCAGACATACCAGATGCAGCAGTGTCTAGACGGTGAATCTTACAACCGTTTGCTTCCAACTCATCCATGCGTTGTCTGAATATAGCATAGTCCTTACTAGGATTAGAGCATGTTTGATTCACAAAGTCAGCGTAGCGATCGAAGTCAATTTTAATTTCTGTTGGTTGACCAGATTCCTCTGCGTCTGCCATTTTCTTTCTGACCTTTTGCTTGGTCTTGTATGCACTGTTGAAACGTGGATCGTTAGCAACTTCTTTAGCATCTTTAGGTGCCTGTGCTGCAGCGTCTTTTGCTGCCTGCTCAAAATTCTCAGCAGCATCAGTTGCTGCATTAGAAAACTTTTCTGCTTTGTCTTGGATGTCGTCACCACCACCTGTATCAGGTGCAGGAGCGAAACCGCCAGGATTAACCTTCATATTTTAAAACCTTGGAATTTAGATTTGGTATCAGTTGTAAATTCTTCTTGATTGCTATCAAGAATATTATCTTGAGCACTCTGCTCACAATCATACAGCCTCATCTTCGCTCTGTCAATACCCAAAACGAATCTCTTATTAACTGTAGGGTCATTGTATCTATTCTTTAACTGCTTGACCATGATTTGATTCATGGCTTCTAGATCTTCGGTAGCAATAAGTGCAAACATAAGATCAGCAGTAGCAGGTAGACCGAAAGACTCACTAGTATCGGTAAGCTCGACATCACTGCTCCCATAACCAGACCTCGTTGTCTGTGTAGCGGAGACGATGGGTACGTTGAATTCTCCTGCCAGTCCTCGTAATTCTTCTGCGATTGCTTTGACATAGGTATACGAATTTACTATGTTATTCTTGTATCTTGAAGACGCACATATGTTTAGATAGTCTACAAAGATAATATCAGGATGGAAACCTTTCTTAAGTGACAACTCATTGAGTAGTGACTTGAAATGTCCAACATGTGCTGACGCTGTAGGGTATTCTTTAATGACAAGACGACCCTGTGTCTTCTGTGACAATCCTTCTATCTTAGACTGATACTTTCCTTTACTGAATAAAGGATCGCTTAGTGTTTGGATAGGGATGTCGAGGAGGTTGGCATCAATTCGCTCAGCAATTTTCTCCTCTGCCATTTCAAGTGTAATGTAGAGTACGTTCCTGCCCTGCAAGAGCGAGGCACTAGCCATGTGGCACATGAATAAAGACTTCCCGACACCAGTACCAGCGAGTGCGATATTAAGAGTCTTATTAGGTAAACCACCTTTTGTGATTTTGTTAAGAAACTCGAGATCAAATGGGATCTTTTCTTCCTTTCTGTGATAGAAGTCATATCTTGACTCTGAATCCTCAATGTAGTCATGTCCAACGTGGTCATCAAAGCACACACTAAGTGCGTCCGACATGATGGTCGGAATTGCTTCTTGATTACGAGTCTTATCTTGACCATCAGCGATCTGGACGGACTCCATAAGAGCATTATATATCGCTCTCTCCTTGCACCACTTCTCTGTGGTATCAAGTAACCATTCTTCGTTGTATTCTGTCTTATCTAGTCCTCTAAGTATATCTAACACCGTATTAACAGCATCCTCTGTTAAATCTTTACGTTTCTCAACTTCTAGAGCGATAGCATTAGGCTCAGGAATGTTGTCATAGTCAGAGATAAAGGTAGATACCTCATTAAATACCACCTTTTGTGATATATCTTCAAAGTATTCTTCCTTAATAAAAGGTAAGACCTTTCTCATGTAATCTGCATTAAGAATCAGATTACTAATTACAATTTCTTCTATACCTGGCATTATTGATAGTGTAAGTAGGTGCCTATAATGTACTTGTCATTACTAATAGGTTGCTCACCGAGATGAGGATACATCCATAGAGGAGGGAAGCATAACACACTACCCTGTTTAGGTTTGATCTTCATCTCTAGATTAGGGAATGATGTTTCACCTCCCTCTTCTACAGTATTAAGATAGAAAAACATAACAAGGAAGCGACGTGCTGTAGCATAGTCACCCACATCAATGTGAATATCAAATCGATCTTCAGTGTCAACCGAATACTTTTTCATACGGATCTGCTCAATACTATTCTTGGGTGGCCAGAATGGTGAGCATGCTGTATCACGCATGTATAATTCAGATGTTGATTGAATAGACTTTATTAATTCATTTTGTATGACACCCCATGCCTTGTTACCATCCTTCTCAGCGAGAAGGGTGACATTCATCTGTGTGAATTGAGGTTTGTGTGACTGCTCCCAACGATCTTGTGCTTCTTCATTCTCTTCAAAGAGTTTGATAGCATTATTGCATACGTTTAGGTCGAGCACATTGTCATATACTCTGATAAAGTCCTTTAGATTACTCTCCATACTTGAATTCTTTTTGTGCACTCTCGTCTAGTGCTTGCATTACTTCTTTGGTGAAATACTTTTCTGGATCGGCAAGGATTGATTTAGGATATACGCTAGACTCGCCAATGCGATAACGATTCCCAACCCGCTCGAAGACTCCATACTTTTCACCCAACTCCAGTAGTCCGTAATATTTGTCAAGACCTCGTTCGTCATAGAATAACCTCGTTTCTACCTGTGCGTTTTCTTTAGTAAGTCTTGACTTTGCTGCCTTGACTTTAATAATATTTCCAACGACATCAGTGCCGTCTTTCTCTTTCTTTTTAGAAAGATATAC